TTTCAGTCCATTCACTAAGATTAGTTTCTACATTTGATATGCTTCTGTCTACATTATCTATCTGACTAGATAGATTTCTAACTTCTGTTTCTAATGTAGCTATACGCTCAAGTAATGATGATACATCTGTGGCTTTAAACTTACTGACCTTTTTTTCTATAGACTGGAGCTTTGAATCGTTTGCGCTCATCTTGTAGATTACGCCACCTGCTGCTGGAATTATTGTCAAGACCAGCGATAGTAATACTGCTGGTGTTAAGGTTATACTCTTGCTGCCTTCCATATATCATCTCCTGTGTCAAGGATATTGTTTCTTGAATAGTAATACTTTCAGTAATTATTTGCAAATACTCAACAGGAAGTACTGGTTGCTCTATTTCTCCATCAATCTTTGCAGTTTTACTTTCAGCTTTAGTATTAATACTTTTAGATTTAGTAGTTGTAGTTTCAGCTTTTGCAATGGCGACAGGCTTGTTGTCATCTTTACTGTCTTTGCTTTCTTCACTACTTTCTTTGTCGTCTTGCTTTGCTTGTTTGGTTTCTTCTTTACCATCACTTTCTCCTGCGATTCGTATGTCGCTTGGTTCATTTGTTGTTCTCTCAATCTCTGGCGTTTCCTCTGGTGATGCCATTGTAAGTTGTTCTGGTTCTTCAATTTTAATCTCCTGTATTTCAGGTAATGGATTGACCATATCAATATCACTAATAATATCAAGAGTTACCTCTGTATTTAAGTCTAATCCCTCTACCATTTTTTTTTCTTCTACTTTTATTTCTTCTACTACAACAGGTTCTACTATAACAGGTTCTACTACTGTAGGTTCTGCTACTACTGGCACATATTCTTCTATGCCTAGTTGTAGATTTATATTATCTACGATAGGACCAAATTGTCCATCCCAGTTACCAGTATCTATACCAGTCATTGCAAAGTTAATTGCTGTATCTTGTGTTAACCAGGTATCTAATGTTGATGTACTCAACGCATAATCTAATGTACCATCGTTATAATCTAACTGTTGTTCTAGGTATACATTTTCTTGATTAGTCCCATCAGATAAATTTATAGTTACTTGTACTTTGTCGTAACCATCGGCAGTACACCATTCACCTGCTGCTGTATTGTTACAGCCTAATGCAGTAAAAGATACATATACATTCTTGATAATGTAATTATCATCTAAGTTGTTTATTGTTTGTGATATGGTTTTGCCTAGATCACCCGACCATCTAACTGCCTGACATAATCCTGATTCATTGTAACAGTTACCATCATATTTAATATAGTCTGAATCTTCTATAGTCCAGGAATCTAACTTTGAATCAAAGTCTTTGTTAGTCAGTAGGTTGTCCGTAGTTGTCTCTGTTTGGCTGCTTAATGCTACCACTTGCCACATTAGCAGAAACAATAAGATTATTATTCTCATCTAGTACACCTCGTTTACGATACTCTTTAATTGCTGCATCTCCTATCTTACCATTGACAGGGCAAGGACTACCAGCAGATATCATAGCTACAAATACTCTTGGATCTTGACACAAAATTGCTGTTGCACTTATCTTGAGGCCTAATCCTGCTAATGCTCTTGATAATTTGATGCGTTCACAATTCATATCACGCTGTTGATATGCACCAGAAAAACCTAAGAACCCTGCACTTACACCACCTGCCCTTGAGACTGAACATACATCACTACCACCATACGAACCTTGTATTGAAGGTACAGAAGGAGGGGATACAGGCATATCTTTATATCTTATGTTAGTATCTGCTGCTTGGCACTCAGCTATGTATGCTAAAACTATGGCAAGGATTACTATAAAAGCTAAACTTCTCATCTATAACCTCTTACTAATTTGTTTGATGGTATAATTTTACCTTTAACTATACCAGATGTTTCTTCATTAATTCTTCGGCCCATAAACATCAGCGTATATACAGGTTTATCTGCAACAATCTGATGAAATTTTTTATGGGATAGCTTATTAATCCATTTTTTTTTTGTTGCAATTCCATTTACTATTTCAGTATATGAACCCCACAATAAAAAAGAAATAAAAGAACCTTCGTGGTTATGTGGTATTTGTTTAATAGGATATATCTTAGATATCAATACAGTAAAATATGGTGTCCAAATCCCCCAACGTTTTAACATGGGATTGCCAGTTCTAGTAATAACGTGAGTTGATCCTATACCACATTGATTATAAATCTTTGAGAAGAACTTTATCATAACCACCACTTCCATCTTCTTTAGGAATCATTATATATTCTTTAATATCTTCTTTACTAACTTCTTGTGCAATTCTGTTGCCATGATTATCATAGTTAGGTATAACAATTTCAGTATCAGCAAGATTAGTTAATTCATCTGCAAAGTCTGCGGTATATTCAGTAAATAAGTTTTCACCTCTACCATACACCATGTATCTTTCTAAATGTGCAAATAGTTGTACTGATTGTAATTCACCAGCACTATTAAATTGAAACTTAAATGAATCTTTCTCGTGTAGTGTTTTGTCTTTAGAAATAGGCATAACTACATCAGATTTTAATGAAGTCGCCCACGCCCATATATCATCATTTGTACCTTGTACATATAGAGCTTGAGTATTTTGTAATTCAAAGTTTGCATTACATATATCTGATATACGATATACAGTAATCCCAGCACCTAAATCTACAACAGGCGTTGCTTGATTATGCTTATAAAATATTTCAATCGTTTTAGTTTGTGTATCTAGGTTATAGATATATCTCATAAAATCTGCATCAAGTAATAAACTGTTTTGGAATTTACTGCTATCCTTGTGGTCTTGTTCTACTGAACATTGGTGAAATGTGATTACATTATCGTCCATATTGACACCCCATATCATAATAGGAAATGGGAATGTTTCGCTGGTAAATACATCAGTAACTCTTTTCTTTACTGCTATTGTTTCTGCATCTTCACTTCCAGCCCAATAAACTCTGTTGACTACTTTTTTATTTTCTATAAATGCTCTAAATAAAATCACGACACTGCTCCATAAATTGTTCCTGTTGCTGTATATGTTATAGAATTACCATTCAGATTAACAGCTTTTCCACCAGCTCCACCTGTACCACCAGCACTATTAACACCGGGCGAAGCAGAGCCGTTTGCACCATTTGCACCAGCACTTGCTGTATTAGCACCACCATTACCACCAGCACCACTTGTTGCTATACCAAAACTTGATGCTGTTGCACCAGCTCCACCTGTACCTAAATTTGTAATACTTGAAGCATTACCAGCAGAGCCAAAAACTGTTTGATTTTGTGCAGAACCACCACCAGCAGCTCCACCACTAGCAGATGCACGACCAGCACCGCCACCACCACCTGTAGCACCAGAATAATTTGTGCCACCTTTTGCAGATGCATTAGCAACAGCAGCTCCACCGCCACCGCCACCGCCAGAACCACCTGAGATAGTTCCGCCTGTGTTGTCTAAAGTAATATCATACTGTAAATTAAATGCTGTACTTCCAGCTCCACCGTTTCCACCACCAGAAGTTGGTGCTTGAGAGCCTATATTTCCACCAGCTCCACCATCACCACCGTGTCCAACAATTAGCCCATTATTATCAATGGTTATGGTATCTCCAGATGTCCAACCTGTGCCTGTATCTAAAGCAACACCAGATGTGCTGTAGATATTAGAATTATTTACTAAGGTTATATCAGAAATACCAGCAACATATGTACCACCTTTGTTATTAAAGATGTTATATCCATTAGTATTGGCACTTATAGTTAAGGTAATAGATACTCTATTTGATGAACCATAAAAATCACTAATAGATATTTCACCAGATGTAGGTATAGCACCACCAGTACCTGTTGTACCAGATGCTACATTAGCACCACCAGCATAATATTCTGATAATGATATAGGATTGCTACCACCAAACTCGGTTTGTATTTCGCTAAGACTTATTGCACCTGATGATTGTAACGCCATTAAACTGTACCATAAGCTGTGATGTCTCCGACTACAGTAAGATTGCCAGAAGCATCTAGTTTCATTTTGTTTGTACCGCTAGTTGCAAAATACAATACACCTGCTGATTCAGTTATTGTCCAATTACCTAAGTCTACTGTTGTAGCATTAAGCGTTACAAAAGTAGGACTTGCACTTGATGTTACACTTTGATCTAATGCTTTTACATCTGCCAATGATGTACATTCACTATCCATTAATGCACCAGCAGCAGTTACATTAGCTGTATCAGTTACATCTGCATTAGGTTCTATTGTGTCTAGTTTAGTACCATCAGTTGATATATCTCTGCCATCTACAGTAAATGTTTGTGTATCTAAAT